ACTTTATAACCTACAGATAAATTGTCAGGGGGTTTGGGCGTGGTTCAAATGCTACTTATCCCAATTTCTTTTATCACGCCCCCCAAACAATGAGCCGTGAACCAATGCTCACGGCTCAGGGAATTAGTTAAATTCTCTAAAATCAGGGGCAATAATTCCATAACCGCCCCAATCTCGATGAATATTAAAATTATTATTTTTAATATATTCATCATCTATTTTTAAAGCATAACCTCTAGCGTCCCCATTTAAAAAAAGAACTTTTTTATTGATAACACCTCGTCCAGTTGGACTATTTAAAATGGTTTCAACTTTGGTTAGTATTTGATCGGCTTTTTTATCCCATTCAAGCTGATCAATAACCCCATTACAAAAATCAACGGCTAATTTATGGGCTTTAGTCTCTAGCCTCAATAACCGTTTACATAATTTGACGGGGTCTATATCCTGATCAAGATTAAACACGGCTTTTAAATCTTGACCGTGTTTAGTGATCCGTGAATATAACTTATCTTTTTTATTCATATTTTATATCCCATATTATTTTTGATAGTCCTTGACTAGCATTTTTAAAAATGTTAATCAAGTGAATATTTTCAAATTATTGAAAATAAATTAAACAACTAAAAAAGGACAATGATGAGAAAAAAAACAATGTACTTGGTTGAAGCCTTAGATAAAGACAAAATAGCTAGGGTCTACGGCTTTAGTGAATATGAAGAGGATGCACGGCTACAATGTATAATGGCTCTTGCTGAACGTTGCCTTAGAAAACTACAGGATGGCGTCAAACACATTGACGGCGGGTCAACTGATTTCTGGTCTTATTCTTTTAGAATAAGTAAGAACCCAGATTGGATTGAACCAGCTAAGCAACAAAAAAGTGAGAGCTTCTTAAAAGATGCGGTTGACCAACCAAAAAAAGAAAAACAATTAGCTTTTAACTTTAGTTAATCAATACAAATAGAATACTCCCTTGACCCCGCTAGTTTTACTAGCGGGGTTTTTCATTTATGCGTGAGCCGTGACCCGTGTGGCGTGGTCCATTAATCTTATAGAGGTCCCAACGGCACACCAAAAATCGAAAGTGGCGAAGCCCCCATACCCCCTTTTTTATAGATAGGGATCCTAATGTATGTATATATATGCTTGATTTATACAGCCGTGGGGGTTAAAAATACTTTTTGGTACCATATGAAAGAAACTATTAATAAAATAGATGAAAATAAATTACCTGCAAAAGTTCAACAGCCATATAGAATAAAAAAACTTTTAAGCAAAAGAGAAAAAATTAAAGAAGGTGTTAGAGATGATTTTTTAAATTTTGTAAAATATGTTTGGCCAGATTTTGTAGAGGGGTCCCACCACAGGCACATTGCAGATAAGTTTAACCAACTATCCCGTGGTGACATAAATAGATTAATCATTAACATGCCTCCCAGACATACCAAATCAGAATTTGCATCATACTTGCTACCAGCATGGATGGTGGGCCTTGATCCAAAGCTCAAGATCATACAAGCAACTCACACGGCAGAGCTCGCAATTCGTTTTGGTCGTAAAGCAAAAAACTTAATTGATTCTAGTAGATATCAAAAATTATTTAAAACTAGATTACAAGAAGATAGTAAAGCAGCAGGACGTTGGGAAACTGAACAAGGTGGTGAATACTTTGCAGCTGGTGTAGGTGGTGCAATCACAGGACGTGGTGCTGATCTTCTAATAATTGACGATCCACATTCTGAACAAGATGCAATGTCCAAGGACCTTTTAGAAAAAGCATACGAGTGGTATACATCAGGTGCTCGTCAACGTTTACAACCTGGTGGTAAAATTGTAATCGTTATGACAAGGTGGTCTACAAAAGATTTAACAGCAAAATTAATTGCATCTCAAACAGAGGCAAAAGCAGACAAGTGGCACGTGGTTGAGTTTCCAGCAATCATGGATCATAGACCAGTATGGCCTGAATATTGGAGTGTAGAAGAATTAGAAAAAGTAAAAGCAGTTTTGCCAAACGCAAAATGGAACGCACAGTGGATGCAGAATCCAACTAGTGAGGAGGGTGCAATATTAAAACGTGAGTGGTGGAATAAATGGCAAGAAGATTACATGCCAAATATTTATCATGTTATACAATCCTACGATACAGCGTTCACGAAAAAAGAAACATCAGATTATTCTGCTATTACCACATGGGGTGTTTGGTACCCTAACGAAGACTCTGGAGCAAATCTTATGTTGTTAGATGCAGTCAAAGGACGATATGAGTTTCCTGAGTTAAGACGAGTGGCACTAGAGCAATATAAATATTGGCAGCCTGAAACAGTTATCATTGAGTCTAAAGCAAGCGGATTGCCATTAACTCACGAGCTGAGAAAGATGGATATACCTGTAACTAATTTTTCACCCAATCGTGGAAATGATAAGCATACTCGTGTAAATGCTGTTGCACCTTTATTTGAATCTGGTATGATATGGGCTCCTGACGAAGAGTTTGCTCACGAAGTGATTGAAGAGTGCGCTTCCTTTCCGTATGGAGATCACGATGATTTGGTTGACTCAACCACACAAGCGATCATGAGATTTAGACAGGGTGGACTAATAGATCACCCAGAGGACTATGTGGAAGAGATCAAAGAAAAAAAGAAAAGGACTTATTACTAATGTCGTCATTAACAGATAAATTTTCAAAAAATTTTAGCTCAGGAAAAAAGAAAGAGTTTGAAAGACGTGTCAGTGAAATGGCTGGTAATATGTCAGAGATGGCAGCAATACAGCTGGTTTTGACAGAAATGTTTCAAGAAGGTAAAAAAGATGGTGGCATGATAGACAAGCCACTTGGATCAGGAGGTGTGAAATCTGGACCACCGCCAAAGAGAGGTCCCAATCCACAAGGGTTGAATGTTCCATTAAAACAGGTTAAGACGTAAGGTTGGAGAAATTTAAATGGCAGATATAGACAAGTCACTTCCAAATCAGGTGAGAACCGAACTGGAAATACCATCTGAAGAAGTTGACATCAAAGAAGAAGAGATTGTAGAAAAACCACCTGTAGAAGTAACACCAGAAGATGATGGTGGTGCAACGATTGATTTTGAACCAGGTGCAATCAACATACCTGGAACAGAAAACCATTTTGATAATTTAGCAGACATTTTACCAGAAGATATTTTAGATCCACTTGGAAACGAGATGGTGCAAAACTATATGGATTATAAAACTTCCAGAAAAGATTGGGAGCAAGGATACATTCAAGGTTTAGATCTTTTAGGATTTAAATACGAAAACAGAACAGAACCGTTTCAAGGAGCGTCTGGCGCAACTCACCCAGTATTAGCAGAAGCAGTCACACAATTTCAAGCACAAGCTTACAAAGAATTATTACCAGCAGAAGGACCTGTTAGAACACAGATTATTGGCATCACAAGTCCACCTGTAGAACAACAATCGCAACGTGTAAAAGATTACATGAATTATTTATTGATGGATCAAATGCAAGAGTACGAGCCAGAGTTTGATTCCATGTTATTTCATTTACCACTTGCAGGTTCAACATTTAAAAAAGTTTATTACGATCAGTTATTAGGGAGAGCTGTTTCTAAATTTGTACCAGCAGAAGATTTAATTGTACCATATACTGCAAACTCTTTGGATGATGCAGAAGCAATCATACACACAATAAAAATTTCAGAAAACGATTTACGTAAACAACAAGTAAATGGTTTTTACTCTGATATAGAACTTGGCCCACCAGGACCAGATACAAATAATGATTTAGAGAAAAAAGAACGAGAATTAGAAGGCACTAAAAAAACTGGTAAACAAGAACCAATGTATAATATTTTAGAGTGCCACATAAATTTAGATCTTGAAGGGTTTGAAGAAGTTGATTCTGAAGGTGAACCAACAGGAATTAAGCTCCCTTACATAGTAACCGTAGAAGAAGCTAGTAGAAAAATTTTATCTATTAGAAGAAACTACAATCCTAACGATCTAAAGAAAAGTAAAATCCAATATTTCGTTCATTTTAAATTTCTTCCAGGACTTGGATTTTACGGCTTCGGTTTGATTCATATGATTGGTGGATTAAGTAGAACAGCAACTTCTGCTTTACGTCAATTATTAGATGCAGGTACCCTATCTAATTTGCCTGCAGGATTTAAACAAAGAGGAGTGAGAGTCCGAGACGAAGCATCACCAATACAACCTGGTGAGTTCAAAGATGTGGACGCACCAGGTGGTAACCTAAGAGAAGCATTCTTTCCATTACCATACAAAGAACCGTCACAAACACTATTACAATTAATGGGTATTGTTGTATCCGCTGGTCAAAGGTTCGCGGCCATTGCTGATATGCAAGTGGGTGATGGTAATCAACAAGCGGCTGTTGGAACAACAATCGCATTATTGGAACGTGGATCACGGGTCATGTCTGCAATACACAAAAGATTGTATGCAGGAATGAAAAAAGAATTTAAATTATTATCAAAAGTAGTTGCACAATATTTACCACCAGAATATCCATACGACGTGGTCGGTGGAGCACGGAACATTAAACAAGTAGACTTTGACGATAGAATAGACATCATACCAGTTGCAGATCCAAACATATTCTCAATGGCGCAAAGAATATCTATGGCACAAACAGAATTACAACTTGCACAATCAAATCCACAAATACATAATTTATATTCTGCTTACAGAAAAATGTACGAAGCAATTGGTGTTAAGAATATAGATCAAATATTACCACCTCCTGCACCTATGGCTCCAATGGATCCAAGTGTAGAACACATTAATGCTTTAGGTGGCAAACCTTTCCAAGCATTCCCTGGTCAAGATCACAGAGCGCACGTTACAGCTCACTTAAACTTCATGGCAACTAACATGGTTAGAAACAATCCTGCAATTATGGCAGCGATACAAAAAAATATTTTAGAACACATTAGTTTGATGGCACAAGAACAAGTACAATTAGAGTTTAGAGAGCAAATAATGCAGTTACAAATGTTACAACAACAAGCTGCAACTGATCCTAACGCTGCACAACAGCTACAACAGATCTCCCAAGCTGTTGAAGCTAGAAAAGCAGTGTTGGTTGCAGAGATGACAGAAGATTTTATGAAGGAAGAGAAGAAAATTACATCACAATTCGACTCTGATCCACTTCTAAAACTAAAATCACGTGAAGTTGACCTACGTGCGATGGAAAACGAGAGAAAAAGAGACAATGACCAAGCACAAGTTGAACTTGCAAGAGCAAGATTGATGCAACAACGTGAAAATTTTGAAGATAAACTAGAACAAAACGAAGATTTATCAAAATTAAGAGCTGGAGTTAGCCTTGCTAAGTCAGGAATACAACAAGCTCAAGTTATGATGGAGGATGACTAATGCCATTGAACAAAAAAGGCAAAAAAATCATGAAATCCATGAAGAAACAGTATGGAAAAAAGAGAGGTGAAAAGATATTCTATGCATCTAAGAACAAAGGTGTTATAAAAGGAGTCAAAAAAGGAGCATAAATGCAAAGACTAGATAAAATAAAAGAAGTTAAAGTTGCAGATCAGAGTGTTGAGATAGATCCTAGATCTAAAACAACTGCTGACAAAGCTTTTAACTATATTGGTACAGGAAAACCTGAACTTGAAGTTCAAGGACAAGGGGCTGTAAGACCAGAGAAAAAAAGAAACTCTAAAGCGTACTAATATGTGGTTATCGGCAATAAAATTAGCCGTTTCTGCTGGAAGTAAGATTTACGCTAACAAGCAGAAGACGAAGATGGCAATGTCTGATGCACAATTGATGCATGCTGAACGTATGGCTCGAGGTGATGAAGCTTACCAGGGAAAATTGTTGGAAGCTCGTCAGTCAGACTGGAAAGACGAGGCAGTTTTAATAATTCTCAGTTTGCCCGTGTTGGTGCTCGCCTATGCAGTTATATCAGATGACCCAACTGCAATGGACAAAGTAAAATTATTCTTCGAGATGTTTTCGCAGCTGCCGTCATGGTTCACAAACCTCTGGATCCTTGTAGTTGCGAGCATATATGGTATAAAGGGCACACAAATTTTTAGAAACGGAGGAAAAAAATAATGGCAAACAATAGATTTAATAAACAAGTAACACCTAAAGGATATAAAAAAGGTGGACGTGTTGGTAAAATGGGTGGCGGCATGATGATGAAGCGACCTATGATGAAAGAAGGTGGCAAACTTAAAATGGTAATGAAGGGTGGAAAAAAAGTTCCGTTCTTTGCTGCTGATGGTAAGGGTGCAAAAGATCTTGGAAAAGCTGCTATGAAAAAAGGTGGATTAGCAAAATTAAATCCTGGCCTTAAAGCTTTCATGAAAAAGAAAATGGCTAAAAAAGGAGGCAAAGTAAATGGTAAATAGATTATACAACAAACAAGTTACACCTAAAGGATACCAAGAGGGTGGTAAAGTAGGTAAGATTAGATCTCTTATTGGTAAAGTTAGAAAAAAAATTGCACCAACTTTTGGTGAGCAATTTGATAAAGCTAGAAAAAATAAACAAAAAACTTTTACATCAACTAGAAATGACAAGACTAAAGGTAAATTAGAATATTCTACAAAGAAAGCTTCAGAAGTTAAAGCAGCTAAGAAAAGAATGTCTGATAGAGAAAGAGCTCGTGTTGGAGACAAAAGTCAACAGTTAACTGACAGAGGTGCAAAATTTAAACTTGCTAGAAAAATGGGTAAGAAAACTTATACACACAAAGGTAAAACATACACAACACTTTTAAAAGGTGAGAAACCAAATAAAATAATGCCAGAACTATCTGGTAAAACTTCTAAGAAGATTAAAAAATTTATAGGAGCATAATGACTAAACTATGTCCTAGAGGTAAAGCCGCAGCGAAAAGAAAATTCAAGGTATATCCCAGCGCATACGCGAACGCATACGCTTCTAAAATTTGTGCTGGTAAAATCAAAGATCCCTCTGGTGTAAAAAGAAAAGATTTTAAAGGACGTAAACCTGCTGCAGAAGGTGGCTCAATGGTAATGGGTCCAAAAAGAAGAGAACAAGTTTTAGAGAGAAGAAAAGAAAAACTAACAAATTTAAAAGGTCCTGAAAAAATTATAAAAGGCGGACCTCGTAAAGGTAGACCAGTAAGTAGAAAACCACTTCCAATTAGAGGAAGTTTAAGAGTAGAAAAAATGGGTGGTGGTTTAATGGAAGCTACTCAAAGATTAAAAAGACAAGGTTTAAGAAAAGGTGGCGGAGCTGACAGGATGAAATCCATAGGAGAAAAAGAATTTGAAACATATAATAAAGTAAGAAATGAAATGGATAAAAAAAGATTTCTTGAAAGAAGAAAAGAACAAATGAGACAAGATAAAAAAAGAATAGAAGAAAAAAAATACGGCGTGGCTGTAAAAGGTGGTGGAATGATTAGTAAACCCCGTGCTATGTATAGAAAAGGTGGCGGTGTCTGCCTTAGAGGAATGAATAGAGACGCTATCGGAAAGAACTCGTAGTGCCATGGCAAAGAATGGACTTGATAAATGGTTCAAGCAACAATGGGTAGACATTGGTAGCAAGAAGAAGGATGGATCTTTTTCTAAATGTGGAAGATCAAAACAGAAAGCAGATGCAAAACGTAAGTATCCAAAATGTGTCCCACTTGCTAAAGCAAGACGTATGACAGAAGGGCAAAGACGATCAGCAGTTTCTAGAAAAAGAGCAGTTGCACAAGGTGTTGGTGGTAAACCAACTAATGTTGCAACATTTTCAAAAAGAAAAAAAATGGGATTCGGAGGAATGGTTTGAGAACAGACTTTCAAATAAGAGCAAAATTATCAAAAGGTGGTATGCCACCTAGAAATAAAAAAAACTTTAGACCTACAAAGTCTGGAGCAGGTATGACTAAAGCTGGGGTCAAAGCCTATAGAAGATTAAATCCTGGCTCTAAACTAAAAACAGCCGTGACTGGTAAAGTAAAACCAGGATCAAAAGCTGCTAAACGACGTAAATCATTCTGTGCAAGAAGCGCAGGCCAAATGAAAAAGTTTCCTAAAGCTGCTAGAGATCCTAATTCTAGACTACGTCAGGCAAGAAGGAGATGGAAATGTTAAAAAATGGTAGAAATAAAAAAATAAAAAAAGTCATAAAGGGACTTGGTAAGGCAGTTAAAGCCCATACTAAACAAAAGAAAATGTTACAAGGAGCTTTACGTGGCGGATCCAAAAAAAGGAACGGGTAAAAAACCAAAAGGGTCTGGTAGAAGACTTTATACGGACGAGAATCCTAAAGATACTGTCCGTATAAAATTTGCAACACCAACAGATGCAAGAGCAACTGTTGCAAAAGTAAAACGTATAAGCAAACCTTTTGCTAGAAAAATACAAATTCTAACCGTTGGAGAACAGCGAGCCAAGGTTATGGGTAAAAATAAAGTCGCTGCAATTTTTAAGAAAGGCAAAAATGCAATTAGAAACCGTCATAACAAAACTAATTAAGTTTTTAAAAACAAGAGCCGATGCTTTGTCTATATCAATAACGTCAGGCAGTATTGACAATATGGAAAAATATAGATATATAGTAGGGCAAATAGCTGCCATAGAGGCAACACTACAGGAACTCTCTAACCTGCTAGAAGATAAGGAGCAAAATGGAAAAGGAACAGTCATCAATATTGACCCCAAGTCAAAAAATTAAAGTGCCAAAAAAGAAATTAGTAGGGGTTGAATCAAAAAAAGAAGAACCAAAATTACCAAAACCAACAGGTTGGAGACTTTTAGTTTTACCTTTTAAAATGAAAGAAACAACTAAAGGTGGAATACATTTAGCTGAAACAACTTTAGAGAGACAGCAAGTTGCATCACAGGTTGGTTTAGTAATGGCTATGGGTCCGCAGTGTTATAAGGATAAAGAGAGGTATCCTGAGGGTCCGTGGTGCAAGGAGAAAGATTGGGTTATGTTTGCAAGATATGCAGGCAGCCGAATCAAAATAGATGGTGGGGAAATGCGTCTGCTAAACGACGATGAAGTGTTAGCAACAATTGATAGTCCAGAGGACATCTTGCATGAGTTTTAAACATAGGAAGGAGTAAGCTATGCCAGAAGGAGAAAATAAAACAGTGCCTATTGATACATCAGGTCCTGGTGCAGAAATAGATATACCAGAAGACAAAACATTTGAAAATGAAGTGGAGGTATCAAATGAAAATACTGAAAACAATAATAAGCCCGCTGACACATCTGAGAAATCTGATGAGCAGTTGGATGTTCAAAAAGAACAAGAAACAACGAAACAAGAAGAAATAAAAAAGGAAGACGATAATAAACTAGAAGAGTATAGTAAAGGAGTACAATCACGTATTGCTAAACTAACTCGTAAAATGAGAGAAGCAGAGAGAAGAGAACAAGCTGCTCTTGAGTATGCAAAAGCTGTTGAAGAAAAAAGAAAAGAGGCGGAATCTCGTTTCAAAAAAACAGACTTAGATAACCTAGATAAATTTGAAAAAAATATCAACGCTGGGTTAGAAGCTGCGGAAAGAGAACTAGCTTCTGCTATAGAAGCATCTGATGCAAAAGCTCAGATAACTGCTAATAAACGAATAGCAGAGCTATCTTTTGAAAATGCTAGGATCAAACAAGCGAAACAAAGCAGAGAACAGGCTAAAGTTGAAGAGCCAGTTAAATCTGTTGAACAACCTCAAACACCAAGTACACCAATGCCTGACCCTAAAGCGGAGCAATGGGCATCTAAAAATACATGGTTTGGTGCCAACAGAGCTATGACTAACACAGCTATTGAACACCACAAAGATTTAGAAAACGAAGGTTATGACACTACTTCTGATGAATATTATCAGGAAATAGATCGAAGAATGAAAGTTGACTTTCCATCTAAATTTGGTAATAATGAGGCAGAGAAAACGTCCGCTCCCGTGCAAACGGTTGCATCAGCAAATAGAAGCGTAAAACCAGGACGCAAAACTGTGAGACTCACTTCATCACAAGTAGCAATAGCTAAAAAATTAGGAGTGCCACTTGAAGAGTACGCAAAACAATTAAAAAACACGGGAGGAGCGTAAAATGGAAAAGCAAAAAAATACTTCACGTGCGAACCAAACACGAGAAAAGTCTGAAAGACCTAAAGTGTGGGTTCCACCATCATCTCTAGATGCACCCCCTGCACCTGATGGATTCAGGTACAGATGGATAAGAGCAGAGACTGTTGGTTTCCAAGATACTAAAAATGTAACCGGACGAATTAGAGAAGGTTATGAACTTGTTAGATCTGAAGAAATCGAAAACGCATCTGATTATCCAGTTATCGAAGACGGTAAATACAAGGGGGTAGTTGGGGTTGGTGGCCTTCTACTTGCGAAGGTACCTATCGAGAT